AATATTTAATCAAATAAATCAAATAAAATGGAAGCATTAGAAGCAAAATTACCGCATCACGCGACGAAGGAGTACAAAGTGATGCAAGAGAAAGGATTAATCAACGAGAGTAAAGAATACGTTGGTACAGTTGAACTAGGAGAGTATCTACAATCATTGAGAGATGGGTTGGATATGGATAATCCAGTAAAAGAGGCGTTAGGAGTTTCAGCCGTTGCCGAACCAACTCTTACTTTATCAGAAGCAAAAGCGATGTTTGCAGAAATGCTAAAATCACAAGCAGTTGCTCAAACTCCACAATATCAGCCGCAATACCAAGCACCTCAAAAAGTAGAGCATGATATTGACGATATTCCTGAATTGAAAGATTGGGAAATGAAAGACCGCGAGTATGAACTATGCGACGGTACAAGACCAATCTCATATTCTATCCCAAGTAAGCACTCAAAAGAGATTCCTCTACAATACACGAACAAAGAAAAGCAATCAGTACATATACTTAGATACGCTACTAATCAGCCATCTTTTTTTGTTGAGAAGCAAAGTAAGGAAGAGGGTTCGGTAGTTTTGTCGGAAATCATTTTTAATTACGGTAGGCTAAAAGTTCCGGCAAGCAATATCAATTTACAAAAGTTCTTAGCAATACACGCATACAAAGATATTTTGTTTAAAGAGTACGATCCAAAAGCGAAGTCAGTTCAAGTGGTTAATGACAAAAAGTTGAAATTAAAAGCAGGAGCATTGGTATTCTCTATTGGTGAAACTACAAATAGAGCGATTGCTAGTTTAGTTTGTCCAAGTTATGTAGACTCTTGGAATTCTGAACTTTTAGAGGAAGAGATTCTTGCGTACTCAGAAAAGGAACCACAAAAATACATTGACTACACTGAAGACCCTACGGTTAAAATGAAAGGTGTAATTAAAAGTGCCTTAGCAATGGGTGATTTAATCTACTCAAACTATCGATTCCTAAACAAGAAAAGAGAAACGATTTTAGAGGTAGCTAAGAATCAAGACGAGCTAGATGAAATGGTGAAATACTTTGAGTCTGGAATAGGTAGAACAACCTATGAATTCTTGCTGAACTCACAAAACTAGAAATTCTAAATTATAAATAATAAAAGCCATTCTTAACTGAGTGGCTTTTTTGGTTTTAAATATTAAACGGTATTAAACATTTGTTGTCGTTTATTATTTATCTTTGCTTTAAATACTTAAAGATGATTTCAATAAACCGTTGCCGAAACTTAGTCTTGTACCTATTAGAGAAAAATAATAGAGGATTCATTACTCCTATGGCTTTTGATGCTTTTTGTAATTTGGCTCAAATGGACTTGTTTGAAAACTTGTTTTACGATTATAACAAGTGGATTTTGAACCAAACTAAGCACTTAACTAATACCGAGTATGGTGATATTCCAAAGAATATAAAAGAGCAAATTGATGCTTTCTCAGAGTATTCCACAAATTCTAATTTTACCTATAATTCTACTGATGGCGTATGGAGTTTTAGCGGTACAGATTTATACCGAACGATTGGACTTTCGCTAGTAAATGCTCAAAATAAGAAAATAGATATTGAGGAAATTGCTAAGGGATATGAACTAAATAATCTCATAAACTCTAAAATCAACCCGCCTACATTGACTTATCCTATCTATGTAAAAATAGGACAATCATATAAAGTTTATCCCACATTAACCACAGGACTAAAAGCAGAGATGCTATATATTAGAACCCCTAAAACTCCTAAATGGACTTACAATACCATTCAAGGAAATCCAGTGTACAACGCAGGAGCAAGTGATAGACAAGACATCGAGTTGGACGAGTCTATGTTCGTGCCATTGATAACAAAAATCCTTCAATATTGTGGAGTTTCAGTGAGGGAAAATGACATAGTAGCTGCAGCAGCACAAACAGAAGCAGTAAAAGAACAAAAAACATCATAACCTATGGCTTCAATGAATCCCCAAGAATATTACGAAAATGAAGCGAATCATGGAAATTACGCCTACGTAACATTGGAGGAAATGATTAATAATTTCATCTCCAACTACACGGGTGATGGCTCAATACTTGGTAAAACTAAACGAACAAAAATAATCTATCAGTTCAAGCAAGGAATTAAGAAATTCACAATGAACGCTTTAAGAGATATTAAGGCTGTAGAACTTGAAATGGGAGATACGCTAGATATTATTATGCCTCCGGACTACGTGAATTATGTTAGAATTTCCTATGTAAATCCTGATACTGGTGAATTAATGGAATTGTCTAGGAACGAAAACCTACCTATTGCTACTGCTTATTTGCAAGACCATAATGCTGATATATTATTTGATGATGATGGCTTTGTATTAGAAGGCACAACTTTCTTTTCGCTACTAAATGATAAGATTAACAAAAGAGTTTTTGAGGAATTACCTAATGGTAGTCAGCACCCATATATAGCAAATGGTAGTGCTAATTTCCAACTTGATGCGACTCAAAATGCAAACGGTTATTTTAATATCGATACGCGTACAGGAAAGATACATTTTAGCTCCGATAATGCAAGTAGAGTAATAATGCTTGAATACTTATCAGATGGGCTAGAATACAACGATGAAAGTGATATTAAAGTTTTAAAACTTGCTGAGATTGCATTGTATAATTATGTGAATTATAATTTAATGTTCACAATGTATGGAGCTACAGAGTACCATAAAAAAGGTGCTGAAAAAGCTTGGTTAGCTGAGTACAGAAATGCTAAAATAGCCTTAATGGATATTCGTATTCCTGATATAATGTTATGTTTAAATGGTAAACGAAACTGGATTAAATAGATGAAACTACAAAATATTTTTTCTCGAGGTACAGTGAATCAGGATTCTGACGGGCGTTTTGTAGATTCGTCGGAATTAATCGATGCTGAAAACTTCTTCGTAAATACGGTAGACGGTTCGAATAATGGTGTTGGAAAAAATGCTTTAGGAAATGCTATCAAAACTGCTTACGGAATAGTAGGTGCTAAAACTATAGGACACGGTAAAGACTCTACGCTTGGATTATTATACAACTTCATAAAAGGAAACAATCACGATTATATCATTGAATACAATACGGAAACAGGAGTATCTGAAATAGTAGCACAATCTTCTACGGGTACGCGTTTAAACTTTAAGCCAGGAGAACGCATTACCAATGTAAATATTATTGAGAATGATGCGCCCTATGACTCTATCACTAAAAAAGGTGGTAAACTAATTGCTTTTTCGGGAGATAGTAATTCACCAAGAGTATTAAATATAGAAAGATTTAAAACCTATGGAGTAGATGGTTTTACGGATAGTGAAATATCAGTGATGAAACCGTCGCCCATATTTGCTCCTTCAATAGTTTTAACGACAAGTATTGATGGTGTTGAAAACAACTTCATCAATAAAAAGCTAATCAATATTGGTTATCGATACAAGTACTTAGATGGTTTTTATTCTGCAATAAGTTCATGGACGAAACCCGCTTTTGAACCAAATGCGTTTAAACTTGACTATCAAACTTACGAAAATAATGGAATGCTTAATCTATCAAACGCGGTAGATATTTCATTTAATACGGGACCAAGAGAAGTTCAGAAAGTAGAACTTATTTTTAAAGAAAGTGCTAGTGATGTGCTTTACATCATTGATTCTTTTACAAAGACCGAGCAATCATGGGCGGATAATACAGTTCAGACAATTCAATTTAGTAAAAGTAAAATAACAAAAGTACTTTCAGAGGAACAGTATTTTAGAGATTTTGATAATGTACCATTGTCAGCAGTGGCTCAAACTCTAATCGTTAATAGACTAGCCTATGCAAACTATGTAGAGGGTAGGGATATTGATGTAAATGTGGATTTTGGAGTTTCGCTCGTATCTACTAATCCATACGTAGGCACTAATTCTAGTGTAATAAGTAACTATACAGATGTCGTTGATTACTCAAATGTTATAGACTTTGAATCAGTAGTAGCTAATGGAGGTTCATCTCCCGTAGACCAAATGAACTTCTTGACAAATGAAATAAACGTAAACCTTACAGGAGCCACGGATTATCTTTTATCCGTAGAGATAAAGCCTAAAGCGGAATATATTACACAGCCTTACACTATTACTATAAAAGATGGTTCAACAGTTTTAGTGAACTTAACAAATGCTACAGGAAACAGAACGCTAAATTATAATGGTAGTTCCGTTAAAAATTTAAAAGCATACGTTACTTCAAATTTAGGAGTTATTTATGATTGTAAAGCAACGTATAACACATATAATAACGGTAGTATTCTGTCAAGTAAGTTTTATTTTGCCGAACATCAATTGTCATTCCCTAAATCTACGGGATATGGACTTTCGTTAGTTGGAGACGTCATAAAAAACGGAAAATGTAATATTGATACAACAAATTATGATTTTGTTCCTGGACAACAAATTAGAATTGACTTTGAGTTACAATCTTCGTTAGTTGCTGAAACTAAGCCATCACTCACGTTCTTTTACAACATAACATCTGACTATGCTAACCTAGCTGATTTCATAACAAACTCTTCTTTTAAAGACCAATTAGAGCAAAACTTCTCACTAACATTTAGAAATGGTTATATTAGTAATGCAGGTTCAATAGTTTCTTTTGAAGGATTTAAGTTAACTTACTCAGGAAACAACATCACTATTGTTTCTCCAAAAGTAGTTTACAGTGTAACAGAAGAGTCTACAATCGTAGAAAATAAAAACGAATTCTACATAATTGATGAAGTTGCTTTTGTTACTGTAACAGAAAATTCATTTTCGAGTTTACATAGTAATCGTGATGTAGAAGCTTGTATTATCTACATGGACGAACAAGGTAGAAAAAGTACTGCAATCACATCTAAGAACAATACTATTTATATTCCTGCAGTAAACAGTATTCTTGTAAATAGATTAAAAGTAACACTAAATAGCGCACCGCCATCATGGGCTAAGTACTATAAATTTGGAATAAAACAAACTAAAAAAGAGTACGAAACTATATATGGGAATGAAGTTTACAAGGATGGTATTTATCGATGGATTAAATTAATAGGCGAGAATAAAGACAAAGTTAAAGAAGGAGATATACTTGTAGTTAAATCGGACTACTCCGGACCACTTGAATACCTAGCCAAAACTAAGATATTAGAAATAACTACAAAACAAAGCGATTTTGTCGAAGGAAATAAACTAGCTACCGGTAAAGACTTAATAGAGAGTGCGGGATTATACTTAAAAATAAAACAAGGTGATTTCGATTTAGATATTGACCAAAACTCATTTATGTCATTTATAGGTGCCGGAAAAAGAAGGTACGCGTCGGAAGGTTTTGTTACTACTTCTCCTATTTTTGGTACTATTGAAACTAATGTATTTACTCCTTATAAGATAAACTCAGGTAGTCAAATATTATTTACTGCTCGTATGAGAGCCTTTGGAAGTATTGCTTTTGATAATGTTTATTCAAAGCCAATAACAGTACAAGATTCTTATAATAGTCTTCAAGCTTGGTTTGTCGCTGAAGTACAAGATTTAAGTGATTGGGCCGCTTTTGTTACTCAAAATTTTGCAGAATACAAGTTTGAAACTGATGGAAGTACTTTCTCGGTACGACCAAATAGAAACGGTACCGCTACACGAGATATTATCACTGATATTAGTTTTGATGTAAACTTTGCAGGAGGAACATTGATACTAGAAACTGAGCCAATCGAAAATCTATCAGCTCCTTTCTTTGAAACTCCCGAAACCTATACTGTTACAGGTGGCGCACATCAATTTACGGACCACATTTTAAATGACGCTTTTGATTGCTATTCTTTTGGAAATGGAGTAGAGAGTTTCAAAATTCAAGATACATTAACAGGAAAATCATTTACGCTTGGTTCAAATCCAAAGTTAGAAAACAAAGATGGATATAAGAGAATAAATAGATATGCAGATATTACTTATTCAGGAGTATTCAACTCTAGTTCAAATGTAAATAAGCTTAATGAGTTTAACTTATCACTAGCAAACTTTAAAGATGATATTGATAAGTCGTATGGTCCTATTTACAAAATAAATGGTGTTGACACAAACTTACAAGTGTTTCAAGAAGATAAAGACTCGCAAGTGTTTTATGGTAAAGATGTTCTTTATAATGCCGACGGAACCTCAAATTTGACCAAAACTGACGACGTACTAGGAGTTCAAGACACTTATATTGGAGAGTTTGGAATTAGCAACCATCCTGAGAGTTATGACTTATACGCAGGACTTACTTTTCATACCGATGTAAAAAGAGGTGTTGTAATTAAGAAAATAAATAATGGATTGCACGAAATCTCTAAAAACGGATTAAGAGCTTACTTTAAGAAATTATTTAGAGATAATGTAATAAGACAAGTAATTGGTAAATACGACCAATACCATGATTGCTACATATTAAACGTAAAGTATGGAGTTGACCAATATGTAACTTGGGTTTACTCAGATGATAGTAACGGATGGCTTGGTAGAATAAGTTTTAATCCAGAGGATATGTGCCGTGTGAATGGAAAGTTTTTCTCATTCAAGAACGGTGAAGTTTACGAGCATAATCAATCTACAAATAGAAATACATTCTACGGAATAGAATACCCTAGTACATTTACATTTAATTTCTCTCAGGAGCCAAGCGAACGAAAAGTTTACAAAACGCTTGAAATAGAAGGAAATGATGCTTGGGAAATGGAATTAACTTCTGACCAAGACTCAGGATATATTCATAAAGAAGATTTTGTAAATCAAGAGAATGTACTAAGAGCATATACAAGAACTTCTAACGAAACTATTGACACATCACTGCTTTCTGTTCAAGGAATTGGTAATTGTACGGTAAATGGGCTTGTTTTACAGTTTGGGTTCGATTTAGAGAGTGAAGTTTC